GGTTATGCCTGTCGAAAATGTAGTAATGACTTGGCACAAATGATTGTCTTCCGTGTGCAGTTTAATTGTACGCCCCGCAGGAGTTACATAAATTCTTACCGCCAATCTATCGGTCGCTAATAGCGTGGTTTGTGGTACTGCTAAAGCACTTACATATAAGTCGGTTACCGTTCCGTTTGTAATGCCTTCTGGATTTGCTGAGTTTGACGCTATTAATGATAAAGTCGTTCCGTTCCATTTGTATAACTCAACGTAAAATGAAGGACTACCGCCACCACTTGACGCGCTAAAATAAGTCTCAAAGTTCCAATTACCCGCAGGAATTTCCAATAAATTAGGAACGTTTGCGTCAGTTATAAATGATTGAATATATCCGTTTGCTGCAATAGTAAAATCAGTACCCGCACCTAATATCGGAGTTCTGTCCATTTCTCTAAATGCAACGCCGCCAAAAGTGCCTTGCGAAACTGAGCCGTTTAAGTAAAAAGACAAAGACGCTCCGCCACCTGTTGAAGTTGGAAAGTTTGCAAGTGAGCCATCGCCTCGCACGTATTGACTAACAAGGCCCGCACCTGTAACTTCTAAAGTTCCTGCGCTTGTGATTGGACTATTTGCCACGCTAAACGCTGAGGGCATTGTCAAGCCAACCGAAGTGACTGAAACTGGCACATCAGCAGCCGTTATAAACGGATTAACACCATCGCTTCCGTCGTTTGTTAAATCACTCGTTGCAGTTGGAATTGTTGGCTTGTTTAAAATCTCAGCCACGCCACTGGTTGCATCCCAGTCTGAATTTACTTGAGCCGCAGGAATTGTAGGCTTGTTTTTTATATAGTCGGGAGCTTGGTTGTCCGTTTGTGTCCAATCAGACTGCACCTGCTCGCCAATAATTCGGTTGATATTTACAACGTAGTTATTTGGATTGGCTACGATGTCAACCACATCGACCGCAGCTTGTACGTTGATGTCGATTGTCTCAACTACAACGGCTGCATTTACGACGATGTCGTTGATCGTGTCTTGTACTATTATATTTACATTGTCAGCCATGCTTATCGTGTAATATCGTCGGTTACTGTAAATAGTCCACTTATCCAAGTATCAACCTCGCCACTCGCTTGAGTGATTTGAATATCATATTTGTAAGTGCAAGCCTGTATGTCGATTATTTGCTCGTCGATACAAAACTCGCCATTGGTAGCGTCAAAAATAGTGATTGGCACCTCAAGCGCAACGACTCCGCCCGCCTCTTTACGCAATTGCATTTTGACATCGCCATCAGTTAGGTCAAGTGGTGCCTCGTTAACGTTTATTTGAAAGTCCGTTTGTTTGAACGTGTCCCCTCTTTTGGTCGTGAAATTTAATGTCGATGCCATTTTTTAAAAATAGTTTTAATTTTTTGATGTTTTCCTCAGTTCGTTTGTCTACTTTTCTCATATTTTAGTATGGTCGATCAAGCCACCATTTGCCACAAATTAAACGTGAACGCAAAGGGTTGACGATATTATTGGAATTACTTACATACTCAGGCAAATGAAATCTATTAAGCCAGCGCAACATACGGTCTTGATACATCTCCGACTTTAATCGCATATTATTAACCAAATAATCAACCTCAGTTTTATCAATCGCCACCGAGTTGTCGGGTTGCGACTTAAAAATACCGTTGTTGTTTACTTTATACGCTCCAATTAGGAGGTATTCTACTGCGCTTGCAGCGATTAAAAAAGGTTTGATGTAATCTTCGTACAAAGTTAAGTAATCGTCGACCAAATCGTCGTTATCGAAGTCCTCGCAAATTTTATCGTACAAAGTCTCCCCTAAGATCTCCTCGAGCCTTGTCCTTTGGGCATCGGCTATGCAAGGAATGTATAGGTCAATGTCGATATTACCCCCCAATAGGGTGTTTTTTGTGAGTTCGTTTTCTTTAAGTAGTATAATAGTTGCCATTTATTGACGATAGTTTGGTGTTAATGACCAGTAATTGTTTGACTCTGACGCGGTTTGCGCAACCTCTGGCTCGTTTTGTTGCCATTGTGCCATTGGTCGGTCTGCAGGATCGAGGTCTAAAATCATTTTTCGTGCCTCGTTTACGCTTATTTGTTTGTTATTTCGACGCAAATATATTTTTCTCATCCAAAAGTGGTTACAATTCACGCCACCTTTATAGAGCCAAATGCTATAATCGTCTGCTCCATTAGGGCCAAATCCTTTGTTTACGCCTTTTGATCCCGCAAGAGTGATGTCCTCTTTGCGATAAGTACGCCCTGCGCTTACCATTTTTTGGCAAAAGTCACGTTCTGCGCCTAAACTTCCCTCGTAAGTGTAGCGAATTTTAAACAACATCGTGTCTTGTTCGCTCGTTACGTTTGGGAAACTTGCAAATGACTTAGCTAAATTTAAAGTAATTTCGTTAATCTCTAAATCGCCACGCACTGGTATAGCGTCAACCTCAACCCATTCGTTCTCGTCTACAATTTCGCCCATCTCGATAAGCGCGTCTGCAACTTCCGACAATCCGTTGTCATCTTTTGAGCAACAAACGTGTTGACTTAACTGCGTAACCGCTGCGGCTTGTTCTTGGCTAAATAATGCTTGAGCCACTTGCGCTGGAATGTTTAAGAATTGTACTAAGAAAACAATCGCTTGCTCGGTTGTCAAAATACCCTCGCGAACTTTGGCGAATATATCAATCGCTGACGCGATTTGCGCTCCGTTATAAGAAACCGCCGCGTCGCTTGTTGCTTTGTCAAGGCCGCCATCAGTTACCACAACCACATCCTCAGCGCGTAAGCTTTCAAATTGTAAGTCCAAAGTAATGCCGTTAACGGCAAAAATCTCCATCAATCCGTCGAGTATAATCTCTTGTTTTGGTCGAATTACATTAATCATTAACTCCTCAAAACCTACTCGTATTTCTTCAGCCGTTGAGCTAAATCCTTTTGACGATGAAATTCCAACGAGCATTTGCGAGGTTAATTTGTGAGCCGTGCAAAGTTGTTGTCTTGCCTCCTCGCTCAAATATGCATATTGTTGATGCGCGTCGCTAACTTCCAAAGGTGCGATTGTAATCTCGGAGTCTTTGTTATCGTTCCAATTTAAAAAGAATGCGCCCGCGTTTTGTGATCCTGTTAAGTGGTTACGGATTTGGCGTGTGTTCTCTTGGATCGTTTCAATCGACTCTTGCACGCCCGCGTTCATATTTATAATGTGGCCGAAGCTCAACCCTTTTTGAATGTGGTTGATTGAGTAGTTACTAATTTCCTCCTCCATTTTCGCCCAACTAATCCCTGACACATAACTTGGGTTTGAATAGTAAAATTGTCCAACCTGGTAATCGCGAATGATATAAATTTCTGAGCGTTCGCCCATTCCTTCGCCGTATCCAAACGCGTCGATTCGTTCGGGTTTATACTTGTTTACGTTTGCAAAGTCATACGAGTAGTAATACCCTGTAATATCTCCCTCCTCGTTTGCGACTTCGGGAGCAATTCGTTGTTTGGCTACGTGAAAGCAACGTTGTATTTTGCCATTTACATATTTGACCTCGATTGAAGCCTCGCCAAACATCTCGAAATCCTTGCATATTTTTCGTAAATCTTTTTTTGAAACGAGTGATATAATCGCTGCCCATTCGCTTGGCTTGCGTGCCTTGTCTTTTGAGGTCAATCCTTTACCATAAATGAACTGCGAATAACTGTCGATGATTGCCGAGTTTGTTGGCGATCCGTTATAGGCGTCAATAATGACTTGATAAAACGAATTTTTGTCTCCATTTAATACCCACTTTTTACCCGACACCTCTTTAATTTCGGGGCGTATGTAATTCGATAGGTTTATAATTTGTAATTTTTCCATAAATTATACTTTTAGAACTCCGTTATTGAGTTCAAAATTCTCTAAGTCAGTCTGAGCCGTTGCGTAAGCCTTGCCTCTATAAATTAAATTGTCATCCTCGTTGATTGTAACTTCAAACGATTGGCCCTCCTTCATGATTGGCTCATCAAATACCAATACTAAAACGTTGTTTTGGTAATATACGCCAGTAACGGCGATTTCGTGAGTGATGTCTCGCGTTTCATCACGCAATAAAAACGTGATTTCGCCACTATCGTAGCCTCTTGGAATGCAACGAAATTGATAAGGCGCAGTTAAATTGAATATCCACATACTATAATAACTGAAAAATAGTGTTTTGTAACAAAAAACGCCCCTTGAAGGAGCGTTTAATGACAAAACTATGAAAAGAATTAAGAAACAACGTTCTCAGATACTAACGCATAAAGCGCAGTTATCATCGCTGAATTTAAGAATGGAGATAAGTTTGACTCCTCAGCAGCGATGGTCAAAGTGTATCCGCTTAAATCGGCTCCTGCCCCGCCTGATACCTTAGTACAATTCGACATTGTGCCATTAGTGGCACCAATCAACATTATATTTCCGTTGTAGTCTTCAACGAAAACTTGAGGTCTACCAGCGCAAATCAATTGGATTTGAGCTTGCAAGTCAGCACCTAATTTCGGAAGCGTAACGGCCAAAGATTGGGCGTTTAAAAATGTTCCGTTGTCCTCTGAACTTGTACCAGTTTCGGTCAAGGCATTTGTTGTAGCCTTTACCTCGTATTTGAAAACCTCAGTAAGGTCTCCAAGGTCGGTCAATGTTTGAGCAGCAATAACATAACCGTAGTCCTCATAATTTGCAAAATACAAATTTTTAATCCCACCGCGTTGGTCTTTGCAACCCAATAATTTACCCTTTGTTATTAAACAGGCCATCTATTTTTTAGGTATTTAAAACCGCCCCACTTAAGAGGCGGTCTTTATTAGTAATTAGTCTAAAGTCAAGTAAACAATCTCCTCAGCGTTGTAGTATCCAACACCAACGTTGTAAACTACTTTTCCGCGAACTTTACCAGTCAATAGACCGATTTCGTCTTCGTCTACCATAGCCACTTGGTTGTGGTCAGCAGTCAAACCAGTAGCGAATACTAAGTTTTTACGCTCGTAGATAACAACTGTATTTGCAGGCAATCCGTTTAACACGGTCAAAGTGTGACGTCCGAAAGTTAAAGGGAAGTCAGTATTTCCGTTTCCGTAAACAACTCCTTGAGTTGACAAGTAAAAAGCGTAGTATTGAGCAACGTCAGGAGAAACTGCTACGATTAACTCTTTATTTCTCAAAGCGATTGGCACGGCAGCCAAAGCAGGTTTCAAGTATTTAGCCAAAACGTTTGACTCACTTACAGCAGCGTCAGCAGTTGGTTTGTTTACATCTCCATCAGCAGCGAACAAAGTTAAGAAACCGTCGAAGTTTGTGTCTGATTGCCAAATGTCAGTTTCCAATTTCTCACCGATAGCACCCAAAACCTCAGCTTGGATAGCGTCCATGATGTCAGAAGGAGCAGTACCATTTGCAGCACCTGCGCCCATGATTCCATCAGACCAAGTTGCACGGAAATCTTCTTTACAAACATCAAAATCATTTTTGAATTTGAAAGGCTCGATTAAGTTTTCGTTTAATACGATTGTCCCAGCAGGAGCAAATCCGCAAGTGTAAGCAGTTGTTCCGTCAGTATATGCGATTTTACGCAAAGACAATTTGTAGTTTACATTTTCAGCGATAGTTACCGCATTTTTTTCGATAGTGTCAATCGTTTTGAACGCTTGACCGATAATTACGCCCGCATCACGGCCAGCGTAGTTAGAACTTACAGTTGTAGTTGTAGGCATTAGTTTAAGTTTTTAAGATTATTTTGAATTTTTTGTGTTCTTGTCAATTTGACATTTGAATTAGAAACCTCTTTTACTTCGGGTTTCGCTTTTGTTGAAGCCTTAACCTCAACTTGAGAAGTTTTAACCTCAGCGATTTGCGAGCTTAACTCAGTTCTAACCGCTTCGATTTGTTTGGCTACTTCAACGCTCATTGATGTAACGATTGATTTTACTAACTCAGCGAATTGATCCTCTTTGGACATTTCAACGTCAGCTTCAACAGTCACTTCAACTTCGGCCTCAGCCTCCATTTCTTTAATTTCGGCAATCACACCTTCTTCGGTAATTACCAAAATTCTACCGTCTTCAAGTTCGTGTTCTCCGATTGGAGCAGGAACTTTGTCTCCGTTTTCAGCCACAATAAAAACAGGTTGCCCCGCTTCAAATGATTCAGCCTCCAAAACGGTAACACCATCTTTGAGCATCATGGTCGACATAGTCACTTCCACTTGCTCAGTCTCGCTTGATAACTTTACCGAAGCGAAACCGTCTTTTATCGCGTTAACGATTTCATTTAAATTCATACTATATTCACTTTTTAAATTTACTTTCTCCATATCAAAAACCCCATCAATTGAGAAGCCTTTAACTTTGCCTGTCTTAACGTAATCGTTCCAAATCTCGTCGTTGTTTACTTTCATTGCAGCGAACCACGTACCCTTTGGCTCGTTAAATCCGTAGTGTACCGATTTGTCGTGTACCTCGTCTTCTTTTATCCACGTCTCAACAAATGTCACATCCTCGATTTGTGTACCCGAATGCTCAATCGTTGAGTTGTTCTGATATCCTTGACGACTGAAATTTTGTTGCACTTGCTTAATCGTTTCCGCTGGGAATACGATGTTAAATTCGTGGCCGTCTTGGTTGCGATAGATTGGTTGGTTTGGTATCAATACCGCGCCTAACAAAATTCGCTGCTCCTCGTTTATGGTTGCGAGTTGTATCTCTTTTTGTTGTGATAAAGTGATAAACTGCACTCCAATTGCAGGATCGGATACGAGTGAAACGGCGTAAACGCCCTCGTTATCTTCCTCATTAAACATTACTTTGTAAGTGTCCATACCCTAATAACTGATTTTTAATTGTTTGTTATAAACTTTTTTTTCGTTTTCAATCTTTAGATTGAAATACTTAACCCTTTTTTAAACTTTTAAATTGACTTTTTACCCCCCAAGTGTTGCGCTTTGAATAATGTTACGGTCTAAACTTTGGGCCGTTGTCACATTATTTGCAACGACATACGCTTGCACTGGAGCCGCTTCTCGATTGCCTATTGCACCCGCTAATTGGTTGACACCTGTTGAGCCAACGACGTTGAATTGAGGAGCGTTTGCTCCACCTGCTCCGCCGCTTGTTGGGAGTGTTGTGCTACCGCCTCCACTTGCTCCTCCATTACCACTTAACAAGGCCTTAGCTCTTGCGATGTTTGCCAAAATTGTAGCGGTACCACTTGCGTAAAATGCAATTTTAGTAGCTGTATATACACCAGGTGCGGCAGGCCCTGCAACTGAAGCGGCACCCGCTGCACTCGACTCACTTCCTTGCATCATTTTTGAGAATGCAATAGCACTATCGGCAGCGATTTGAACAAGTGCCAATCCTTTCATGGTGGCTTGAGCAGCTTTGCTTTTTGCTAATCCATTGGCTTGTATTGCAAGTAGTAAATCCTCTCCACTTTTTGCAATTGAGCCAACCGCTTCGGTTGTATCTTGAAACTCTTGTAGCTTTTTATCGCGTGCCTCTTTTCTGCGTTCGGCTCTTGCTTGTTCTGAGTCATATTCTATTTGCGCTACTCTTAATTCATATTGTTCTTGGGTAGCAATTTGATCCTCTTTGAATTTGGCATCTATTTCTCGCTTAGTTTGATTCTTTGCGTCTATTGCGCTTAACTCCGCTTCAATATTTGCAGGATCAATTTCGGGAAGTGTTTTTAAATATTCTTTATAAAGTCGGGCGTTTCGTTCTTTTTCGGTTTCCTCTGATTTTTTATTTATATCATTAATGGCCAATTGATAACCTGCTCGATCATTTTTTAATTTTAAAAGAGTTTTGTTTGCCTCTTCAACAACTGCCTCGCCTTCTTTTTTTGTTTTCTCAGGATCAAATCCTAATTTTGCTAAATAGTCAGTCGCTTTATCTCCAAAAGCCTCATCAATTTTAGAAGTTATTTTTACGCCTGGTATTTTATTAATTAAGTCAATAATTGAATTAATATTTTTAGCGGCACTTTCGTATAAATAACGTTGCGGAATTGTAATAAAATCTAAGAACGATTTTAAATATTTATAATTTCTCGCAGTTGCTTCCTCTTGCGCTTGATTTGTGGTTTTAATATTTTCAATATTAATCTCGTATGCCTTTATAGCTTCATCGGTTTGCTCTATTTTTAAACCTAAAATCTCTTTTTCTGATTTGCCTTGAAGTTTTAATATATTGTCTTGACTTCCTAACGATGCGAGCTTTTCATTTTCCTCATCAACATTTTTTTGAGTTAATTGGTTTAGCTTTGTTTGCTCATCACTAACTCCACTTACTGATTGTTTTATATCATCCCAATAAGTGACAACAGTTCCTAAAGCGACTACAAGTAAACCAATACCTGTCGATCCAATTGCCGCCTTAATTCCTTGCATCGCATTTACTGCAACCGCTTTCAATTGTTTAAATGAGTCCATCGACTCCCCTAACGCTTGGATTCCTTGAGACAAAGCCATCGCACTTTGAACTTTTAAAAGTGTAGCCTCAAGGTCTTTGGATTGTTCTCCAAATAAAGCCATACCTCCTTGAACGGCAGCAAAACCTCCCGCAACTCCAGCGAGTGAACTTGTTAACGCTTTAAATTTAGCGTCGGGGTTGAATGCATCGGTTAAGGCTTTTGCGTCTCCGATTCGGTCTTTTAAGTCTGCCGCTTTTTGTGCAGCTTTTACCGCTTCCGCCGACGTTGCCCCAAATTTATCGGATAACGCTGCGACCTCAGCTTGCGCCTCTCTAAGTTGTGAGCGTAAAGAGCCAACCGCCTCGTTGACGTTGCCTTGTACTTTTATATCAATTACCTTTTCTATTGCCATTTGATTGCCTTTTTAAATAGTTGTAAATAGTTGCGCGTGTATTCGTATCGCCCCTTGGCAATAGAAATCGTCTCGTTGTTCTCGTATTGCTCCGCGATTTGGAGCATTTGTAATATATTGTTAAGCATTTTGATAAACTGGTATTTTAACTTCGGTTTCTACTCCATTTAAATAGTACTGCAAGGCGACTGAGTCCTCTCTATATACGCCTGTTGTGTTCGCTGAAATTGTCAGTTTTAAAATTATATCCGTGTCGTTGTTTGATGTCAACGGATAACTTAAAAAACCACCCGACGCAACTACATTAAAATAGTCGTAATCGATTCGATACAATTGCACCTCGATATTTTGGGCCGTGTTGTCAATCTCTAAGCCTTGAATGTTTGAGTATCGTCTTGCAACCGCGCCTTGAATATCTCTAAAATCATTAATCAACTCGAAATCGACTGCGCCTGTTGTGAGGTCGGTTGTCATCGTGTTAATTAAATAGCGTTTATTTGACACCACAATACGATCATTCAATTTTAACGATGTGAGCCAGTAGGT